GTTCCAACAGAAGGACCACCCCCTGCACTCGCTACAACTGCCGTTCCATCAGCTTTTGTGTAGTTAAGACAATGTACGTCATTAGTACCAGTACTAAAAAATTCTCCTACATCACCTACGGCTGTTGTGATATTAGCTTCTCCTGGAAGATCTAAATCAGTAGCATTATGAGTTAATTGCATTATACCAGTGAAGTTGAGAAAGAAATGACGATTAGCAGCTACAGTAAACGCGGTAATTGTGGTTGTCCCTTCACAGTTCATATAATTACCATCTGTAGAAACTGTAGGGCTGCTTGAATTAAAAGCTGTACCGCTTTTAGTTATATCAACTTCTAAATTTGTTCTCGCTGCTGCTGCTGTAACTCCTCCTGTACCACCATCAGTAAGTGCTAAAGATGTTGCTGCAGGGAAAGTTAGTGATGTTAAATAATTAACAGCGTCTACAACATTCGTGCCGTTGTTGTAAACCCACGTTGTTTTACCAGCAGCTACACCAACTCCTGTACCAGAAGGGGTTTTAATTGTAATAATATCCGCAGTACCGTTATTAACTAAATAGCTTTTTTCAATAGCAGGAACTACTAAATTCTGAGCACCGCCAGACGTTCCAGTTAAATTAAGTCTTAAATTACGAGCTGGTTGAGCAGCAACAGTATCAGTTAAAGTTAAGGTTACAGTTCCACTAGAAAAAGACACATCTGTAGAACCTGCGATAGCTTCTGTTAAAGCTACTGAAAGGTTATTATTAGTAGTGGTTCCCCACGTACCTGATTGTTCCCCAGTTGCTATTAATTCAAATTTTAGTGATGAAAATGTACTAGCCATATTATTTCCTCTATATTTCTTTCCAGTCTGCTGTTTGGTCTGTGTCTATTATAATCCAATTAGGATCACTAATAATAGGTGCGACCCCTTGTATAGTAGCAGATCCTGTTACTAGCCTGCTAACCATATTTGTTACCACAGGTGCTGTACTACTTAATGCTAGTGTTCCTATTAACGTCGTTATCTTTTTAGGGTATACGTCTGGGACGAATCCACTAATACCGACAGCAAGTGTATCTGGTACTCTCTCTAACCTATTAGTTATAGTAGGTGCTATACCAGCTAATACTGCAGCGCCTACTGTAGGAGCAGCTAAATCTCCAGTTACTAAACTTGGTGCTGCACTTGCTATCGCTGCAGCGCCAACCACGCCAGTGACTACAGGTCCCTGCCCCCAAGGACCAGAACCCCAAGTTCCTCTATCCCAGCCAATAGTCGCCATTTTTACTCCTTAAGTTAGAGTAAATATGCCGGTAGCAGCTGGTATAACTGTTAAAGTATTAGGCGACGTTACAGTAAAATTAGCACTTGATAATTGACAAAAACATAATAATTTACCTGCTGTACTGCCTGTAGAATTACGCAGAATCGCAAATTTAATATCTGTTAAACTTGCTCCTGATGCCGTAAAAGTAAGACCGGCAGTAGTTTGAGTAAATTTTAATTGCTTCGCTGAAGCACCTGTTGTCCATTGAGCAGTAGCGGGTACAAGATTTTTACCCCCTGTAACGTATCCACCAGTTGCAGCTATCTCATTAGTTAGTGACGCATAAACACTTAATGTAAATGTAGACGCATTACTACTAGCTGAAGCTAAAACCATTTTAAATACACCTGCGCCTAATGTGATCGTACCGTTGCCAATATGCTTCTTTGCGCTGTTATAAAGTTGCCATGCTGATGCAGCCATTTCTTAAATCTCCTTAATATCGTTGTACGATGCGCCCATTTCTAAAATATGCTGGAGTAACCCCCCATATATCTCTAATTCAATTTCCTCACCTAAAGCTCTAATTAAATCAATAAACTCTTGGGCTTGTGAAATCATCCAAGGGTTACAGTAAAAAATCTCCCCACCCACGTTAACAGGAAGTACTGTATCACCGTCATTTTCTGTTTGCTCATATGCATGGTGGGTTTCATTAGCTAAACATGAATCACACCCAAATAAATGAAATCTTTTAAATCCCAACATTCTAAACAAAGGTATGGCTCTAAGTAAAACTGTTGACCCACCTGGGATGTGCCACCAATGCTCATCCTGCTTGTCTAGTATATCATTAACTAATTCTTCACCCGTATGCCATATATATGTCCTTTCCTTAGGAAGGCCCTCAAATACTGTAGGGTGGCATTGAGAGGCCATAAAATATTTACAATCATTTATAACCGGTTTACAAAATCGTGCATTAAATGGCCTGGCATCTACCATAACCATAGCAGAGGGTTTTAAACCCTTATCAATACACCACTTATAGGCCCCATTGATGGTAATGAGTTTAACACCGTCAGCTCTTAACTGTCTAATTTTTTCAATATACTTTTCTACACTGGGGCCCCCTCCTTCAATCATTGTATCTATATCGTTTGTAGGGTGAGGTTTAGCCTGTTGGAACCCTAAGCCTATATTATGTTTTATGTTTTCTTTTATTTCTTCCGATGCTGTATTAATTACCCCTATATCTACAATATCCGCTCCATCAGCCCATGCTGTAACATAAAAACAACAATAGCCATCAGATTCATTTGACCAATGAATAATACATTCCCGATCATTAAATTTTTGAAGCCACCATTTATAAGGGTGAACACTCAAATGTAATTTATGCCCAACAAGCTCACCCATAACATCATCTTTAGTAGCTATTTGAAAAAACACATGTTGACAAGCCTTAAGACAATTATCCAAAACTTGATCCACATGATGAGGTCTAATATGCTCCATTACATCTGTACAAAACCCATAAGCCGCTTTTATAGGCAGAGGCTCAGATAAATCACATTCTTTAAATTTTAAAAGGTGGCTTTGAGTTTCAAGCATTGGAATAATGTCTTGATCTAAACAATTATCAGCGAAATCTACCATTGTTACATCTAGTCCTCCAAATACAGCTAAATTTAAGCCGCCTCGACCAGTACCACATCCTAAGTCTATTATAGAAGAACCTTGACGTGGTTTAGCTATATTTAAAAATTCGTGGTATATATTTTCTCCAGGAGAAACAATTCGATATTCACTTTTCTCCCACATCATTTTATATAATTCTTTTTCTGAAGGGCGCTTATTTTCTATTTTAACGTGAGGGGGATCAGAAATTATGGAAGAATCAGTCATTATTCAATCCTTATAATTGCATTAGAAGAATCCGCAGTGGGAAATTCTATAGTTAAGGTTTGGTCAACAGTTGTTTTGGTGTCGCCAAAATCTAAAACAGCTACTGATTTATCACCTTGAGTACTGTTATAAATCAAAGCACCTCTAGCTGATATAGTAGAACTAGCCCATGAAGTAGTACTAAAGCTTAAAAATGCTGTGGTATCAGTTGATGTAGGAACTTGTGAAATAGCCAGAGTATTACCTCCAGCAGTATACCCAGTACCAGAAGCTTCATTAGTAGTATTATAAATTGTGGTAGTAGAATTTAAAGTAGCATCTGAAGTATATAACGCTATCTTAAATGTATCTGCTGTAGTAGCCGCACGAACTACCCCAGTACCAAAATTATGTATACCATTAAATAGTTCTAGCTTAAAACTTGTAGTTTGTGTCTGAACAATAGCCATTTATTTATGCCCTTTGAGAACGAGGAACCGGAATCCTAACCTGCCCACTGCGATAAGCATCGCGTCTATTTTTACCTTCTCCTAAACCTTTTAATTCTTCCATAGCTGCTGCATACATTTCTCTATATTGGTTAATAGTTTCATCATTTTCTTTTAAGTACGCCGCTGCTTCCAACAACGATCCATAAAATAAAATGGTGTCGAAATTATCACCCAACCAAGAAGTACTAGCAGTAACAATAGAGTCAGGATAAAAATAATAATGTAACTCAGCGCTGTAGCCAATATCTGGTGTAGGCCCCAATATGAACGTCGTGTCGTCAAATATCGCATAATATTGTGGTTTTCCATTAAAAGTTGTATCAGTGTCCGGGAAAGACTCTCTAATAAAATTAACATCTTTATTTAAAAGATAAGTATGTTCATTATCAGAATTTATAACAGATAAACTATAAGTTGCTAACCAATCTGTAGGAACCTCTAAAAATTTATTGTTAATAGAAATAGTACCAGTTACATTTTTTCGTAGGTCTGGTATTTGCGCAGCGTTATATATACGTTGCTCCGCATTCTGAATAAACGTATTTACATCGGTAGTCGTATAATCATTCTCTGTATACGATTTAATAGCTGCTACTAATTCTGTGTAATTCATACTTACGCCATTGGTCCTCTAGCTTTATTACCTTTAGTAGCTGCTCCATTTCCTCGCGTTTTAATCCCTGAGGTTTTAACACCCTTTTCTGGATAACCTGCTACATGAGGAACTTTTGTTTTTTGAGGTTGTACATATTTTGTCATTTAATAACTCCTTAATTTATGTGATTGATATAGTAATACTTCCTACTTTACCTTCCGCTTTTAAATCATTAGGGGTAAGTTCGTTAGAAGGATAACCCGCTCCACCTACAGGGTTCCACCCCCATTGTATACCTCTACTGCTTTTACCGCCCAATACAAAAATACTTGTATCTGGTCTAGGGTTTTGAACCGCCTGAGGATCATCTACCGGATACATACCTTGTAAATTTTGAGGCTGATCAGGGTTCCAACATTCAGGGCATACTTTTATGTTAGTTTGTGTTTTTCTTATAAATAAACTTTTTAGTTTTTTAAGTTTAAATTCAAACCCACACCTATCACAAATAGCTATAGAGTTTTTGTTTGACGCAAATTTTTGTCCCATATTAAATCCTACACAAATTGTTGACGCGGCGATATAAGTAAAGTAGCTTTTTCTCTATCTTCAGTAGAAGCGAGCATCCATTGTTCTTCATAGTCTTGTTTTAAAAACTGCGTTCTTTCACCAGCACCGGGTATTTTTAACGATAAATAATATGCTAACCCTGCTACTAAACACGGTAAAAATCTAAAAGGTACTTCTTGAGTATTAACCCCCGTACCTGCATCTTCCATTCTTTTCATTCTCCAATACACAAAAGTATAATCATCATTATCCGGAACAGGCCATAAAGTAATAGTAGGGGTAGTTGTTTTTCTGTCTATGTAAACTTGATTAGGACGACCTGAACTATTTTTATTAGGTATAGATGCGAATGTAGGAACAGCCATTCTAGATATGCTAATATCTTCTTGTGTACCTGCAGACCCGGTTCTAATAACCTGACTCACTAAATCAATAGTGTTAGAAGGTAATGGGTAAGTAGCTGTTCCATCAGTTAAAGTAACTGTATCTTCTTCTATAGTCCATAAATTAACACCCCTATTAGACCATTCAATAGTAAGCAGATTAAGACTACGAGCAGCAGTTTTTAAATCATAGCCCGTACGTAATTCCGAGCCGCACCGCTCAAATGCTTCCTCTACTAGAAGATTTAAGTCTAAATTAAAATCAGTTGTTCCTGAAGTAGCCATTTTATGCCCTCTTTCTATTCATACTTCTAAAAGTTTTAGCTAGGTTATACCTTTTAGACCCCGGAGGACAAGAGGAACTGCCATATTTTTCCCCAGTACATACCCCTTCAGTGCCTTTTTTCTCTATACGAGACCTAACTTTTTGTATCCAATTCTTATCTACAGAGCCACCTTTCTTAAATGGAGCTATTTTTCTTGGGTGAGTCTTTAAAGTATGCCCCTGTCTAATAAGAAATTTTACTGCGTCTGGTCTTGACATATGACTAGCAAGTTCCGAAATATCTTCGCTAAGTTTTTTTGCGCCTTGTTTTACACCTTCAGGGTGAAATCTAATAAAGGAACGTATACTCGCTATTTCAGTTGGCTTAAGTTTTGCATATTCTTCTGGGGAAAATTCAAGAGCTATTTTCTTAAATTCTTCTTTTGCTTGCTTAGCTTTTCTCAGCGCCTGACCTTTAGTTTCACCTCTGTAACTTTTTGTGTAATCCATAGGTTTATTAGGAGCACCTGTGTCCCACCATTCTTTAGGTTTTTTGATTTCATCTAGTCTTTTTTGTTGTTTAGTTAAACTTTTAAATCCTTGTCCTTTTGGTGATGCGGTAGCAAAACTTTTATCGAGCATACCCAATCTTTTCATTGGTGGTAGTTTTCTAAAATCTGCTCTATTCATTTCAGTTCCATCGCCAAGAATAACTTTGCGACGAGTTTTATCAAGTCTTGCAGTTGCACCGGGAGTTGTTCGCTCTAATATCCTTCCCTGAGCTCTGTCTAAAGCTCCACGCTGTTCCCCCCATGTCATTCCTCTAGATCTTGCCCCAGCAAGACCAGCATATTCTGCTTGAGTCATTCCAGTTTGTGTCAATTCAGGAGGTATTTTATAACCCGTTGCTGGTTCAGAAATTCTAGCTCCTCCAGATTTTGCTAATTGTAATCGTCTATTAAGCTCATTTTTTTGATAACTATCTAATGAATGCCACTCATCAACAGTTAAACCCGTTTGGCTATTCGCACGACTTCTTTCCCCATATTTACCCGCCCATCGAACTTCAGTTTTTCTGTTTTTGGCTAAACCCTCCATTCTAGACGCAGGCCATAAGGATCCTTTAGCTCTCCTTTTAAGACCAGCTGCATATGCTTTATTTTCAATAGGGCTCTCTTTTCCTATTTTAGTTACTGTAGATGTTTTAACATCCCCAGTTTTAGAGTACGCAAATTTTAATTTCCCTTGAGGATTAAGCCTATAAGGAACACCTGCTAAAAGATCAGTAGCGCCCTCTCCAGGATCCCATGGGTCAGGGTCACCTTTATATTTCATACCAAAATCATGTTTTGGATCATCTATGGCCTTCATACTTCTTCTAGTACTCTTGCCCGTTAACTCTTTTGCAAACGCAGGAGCTGCGCCTTGTGCGCCTGGTATTTCTGGTACTCCATAGGGTTTGCGTGGTTCTAAGGCATATTCAGGTAATTCGGTTCGACCTGTACCACTCATCGTTTGATGGGGTTCAGGCGTAACATAACCTTTTCTTTCTAGTGCTTTACCCGACCCTCTATAAAGTCTTTCCCCTCCTACGACAGGCTCACCTTTCCAACCGGGGTTATAACCTTCAAACCCATATTCCTGTGGGTTATATGGTTTTCCATATTCATCTTTAGGTAATCTACGAGGATCTCTTTGTATATCAGCTCTTATAGCAGCTGCGTTTTCTTCGATGTCTTTTAATTCCTTTTCTCTTGTCCACGCTTCTTCCATGCGTTTTCTTTTTAATCTATCTCGTTCTAAACCTCTTTTAGCACTGGCAACGGCTGATGCTTCTGAAAATTCATCTTCAACTTTATCACCGAATAATGATTTTTGTCCTCTTGAAGCTACTAATTCATTCTCTAGTCTATCAAGTTTAGCATAAGCTTTTCTAAGCTGATCATCACCTTCCCCTAATCCCCGTGCTTTAAGTTTTTCTATATCTTCGTTAGCATCGCGAATACGTTTTTGAAGCATACCTACTTTAGTATTGCTAACAGGAGCTTTTTTAATTGGTCTTCTTTTGATTGATTTTATTGTTTTTGTCGCTTCCACACCTAGTGCTTCATCTGGAAACATATCAAATTGAGTTGCGCCTGTTCTTTCAGGAAGTGGTTTATATGCGAATGCAGGATTACCCTTAAGTTCACCTTTATCAATTAACTTGGCTACTGCCGCTTGTTGTCCTTTTGGTAGCTGGTTTACGGTTCCATCATCTATAGCTTGTTGAAGTTCTTTTTTACCCTTTGCAGTTAATAGAAATTTTCTTTCTCTAGGACCAGATACACCTTTGACTGGTACTGGTTCATGTACATATCCGCTCCCTTTAAACGCATCCCAATCATGAATTTTTCTATCCTCAGGTTTAACGTGGCCAGTTTTTTGAGCAAAATCCCAAGGGTCTTCTTTTTTTCCAGCTTTTTTCTCAGCTATTTTTTTAGCTAATATTTCAGCTTTAGATAATTCTTTTATCTCTCCTTGCTCAAGAGCTATTAATCGTTGTCTTATGCCGGGAGAATCTCTAAAACTTTTTTGTACTTGTTCTGTTAGTAATGCTTTTCTTTCTGCGGGGCTTTTACCTGCGTCTTTAAGACGTTTTAAAAATTGTTTACCTGCGGGTGATTTTGCAAACCCCACTACCACACGACTAAGTCCAACTACAACAGGGGCTACCATTTATAAACTCCTGTTAAACTACACGGCCTTTAGTATGACCTTGTCTAGCTATACCATCAGCACGTTTTGAAGCTTTTGACCTACCAGAAGATTTATTACCAACAACCGGACCGCCTTTTTTAAGCCCTACTGCCTGATGCAATTCTTTTGCTTTTTTAGGTTTATGCGCTTTGCTTGGTGTTTCTTTTAACATTTTTCTGAATTTAGGATCTGATTGAGCCCTAGCTACAAATTCAGGATCTTTCATTTTTTTAAGTAGCCATTTACTTATTTTTCCACCACCGGCGTACATAGCTCTACCAGCAGCATCATCTAACTGTCGTGGCTGATTAAAACCTTCTGTAGCTGTTAATCCTCTGCCTTGTCTATCTCTAGCCGCTGCAGCTCTACCTTCAGGTGTGTAAGGGTAATGCTTATTTCCAACTTTTGGCATTTTATTTGCCTCCTTTAAATTACTTACTCCGCCATCCCTGAACTGTATCGGTTTCCCAAATACGGATAGCGGTCCACACTATTGTAAAAAATGCAGCTAAATGAGGAAGCCATTCTAATAGCGTCCCCAAAACCGTAAACATAGAAGCTAAGTCTACTATGCTCTTTGTTTCTTCTCTCATGTGTTGCAGCATAGTAGTAAAGCCTATATCAATTCTAACCACAAAATACCGTTATTAACGCAACATTAGTTAGCGTCATAATGGCAAAATCTGTGTTATTACTTCTGGTAGTTAGTATACCAGCACCAGGTATAGACATTTGTTGTGTAACAGTCGCACTAGCTGGAGTATTAACTTTTAGAAGTTCTGCACCGGAAGTACTATTCAGATTAAAAACTACTGACCCAGCACTTGAATTTCCTACATATTGAAACCCTCTGATTCTTGTACGTGGTAAAGCTAAAGAACCTGTAGTTCCTATTTTTACATTACCTGCGCAGGCATCATCAACAGATATTGATTGAATGTAAGAATAAAAGTTAGTTGAGGTAGCCGCACCACCATTAGCTCCTGTAACTTCTTCAGTTGTAGCAGTACCTGTTAGGTCACCTACTTTCTGCCCCACAATAGTGAAAGTTCTACCTGTATCATTGCCAGCGGAAGTAATATCAATTTTATAGCCTATGCCATTTACACCAGCATCGTTAGTTATAAGTGCAAGTGCCCCACCAGCACTTACAGTTGCGTCTGCTCTATATCTATCATCATCTGTTGAGGGCGTAATCGCCCAAACATCACTTGTGCTCATAATAGCCTCCTATTACGCAATAGTAGCTACTGGTGATGATACTGTTTCTGCTTTCCAAGTAGAATTTGTGCCATCATCTGATACGCATGTTATGTTAACTCTTGAGTTTACAAGTGTAGAATTAGCTAATGTAAGTGTATCTCCAGCTATATCATTTACTGGGTTAGCAGCTGAGCCAGCTAGTAGTTGGAGCGCCCCAAACCAGTTTGAAACACCAGAACCTGGTAAAACAAAAGTTACAGTTGTACCTGCACCTACTGCTGTTGTTACAAAAAATTCATAAGTTAAACCTACGTTACCTGTGCTTAAAGCAGGCATATTAACGACAATATCACCTGTTCCATCTACCTCAAAAAGAGTTCCTGATTGAGCAGCTGTTAAAGTGGATGTAACTGCGCCACCTGTGTTGAATGTACTACTATCTACTACGACTGGTCCATTAAAGCCAGCATCTGATGTGACTGGACCTGAGAATGTTGTTCTTGACATTTTAATTTCTCCATACAGAGTTTAAGCTTACTAATCTTGTATGCGTCTGCCGGGGCAGTTTAGTAAGCCGGTTATCCCGGTTTGCTTAATCCTACACAATTTAAGACTTTTACACAACGCAAAAAAAAGCCCCACCGAAGTGGGGCTATGTTTAGGATCCAGTCACTTAATAAAAGGTGAATGGAAAATTAAGCACCTGGTGATCCAAACATTCCTAGTGGATCCGACCACCCAAAGGAATAACGCTCGCGAGCTTTGTAACGCACGTTACCAGTGTCGAAATCGCCATCCATAGATGTCGTCAACGCTGTACGCTCGAAGTGTTTCATACCATTAGGTACATCAGTAGTTAGGAAGTACGCATCGGTGTCAGTTAAGAAATGATTAACTGAGTAACCTTCTGGAATTGCACCATTATTTTTCAATGCGTTGATATCGTTATCAGCTGTACCCGGACGTTGGGCAGTATCTAATAAACGAGTTGCAACGAATTGCAAATCTGATGGAATTACCAGTCTGCGTGGTTTGGCAGCGATTAATAATCCTCTTTCATCTGTCCAATTTGAAATCTGAATTACTGCATTTTCCAATGCGGTTTCATTCAAATCAGAGGGAGTTGCCTGAGTATTACTATTCGTACCACCACTAACTAGAGGGTGGTTAGTTACCGCCGACGATGCATTAGTACCAAACAAAGAACGAGCATCACCGCCAAGAAAACTGCCGCTGAAACCGTTATTAAGAACATTAGCTGCTCTTACTTGTTTAGTATTAGCCATCGATCTAGCTAGAGCCTTGGTATAGCGAGCAGAAAGACTATCATATAGATTATCTTCCACCGCTTCTTCAGTTAAACTGAAACCCAAAGCGATTGTTACGTGATTGTAACGAGCTGTCCAAGCTTCTTGTGCGTTGTCATACGCAATAGCAGAACCTTCCGTTTTGGTAGGTGCTGATCCGAAACCAGACAGTTTTGTTTCTTCTTCAAAAGATCTATCAGATGACTCTGTTTCAAAGATCTCCTTGTGCTCTTGACCATAACGCGCATATTCAAGTCCGAATAAGGCATTTAGGCCAGGGAGCAATTCTTTCATTAATTGCGCTCTTGAAATTGCCATGTCTTATATCTCCTTAAATACCGGTTGAATCTTCATAGGAGTGAACACCTGCATTGAACTTAACAATTAAGTCAGTGAAAGCATCTCCTACAGTTGAGTCTGGGCTTTCGACGAAATCAACAATACGGAATGCAAAAGTTGCAGTCACTGCTATTGTAGACATATCGATAGCGGAATTTGAAACACCTGTTGTAGTATCACCTGTAGATGTACTCTGAACAGCAGCTAAATGAGCATTCTCACCTAACTCAGCTTGAGTTACTGCATCATCTGCTTGTACTTGAAAAAGTACCTGCGGATCATCTACCACGTAAGCCATCGCATCCGAAGCAACTGTGCCTGTAGGCCAGTGGTTCGAGAATGTTTTGTTCTTACTGGTAGGGTCAGTATAAGTACAACCTACAAAAACACCTATTACACCAGAGGGGAACTGATCACCGTTGCTACCCAAAGTGGTAACAACTTCAAGCGTTCCGCCTGTTACTAAAGCGACTATAGAGCCGTTAAAGATGTTTGTTCCAAAACCAGACGCAATTTTAATATGTCGAACGGCTCCCGCATAGGGAGTGCCGCCGATATGATTAAGAGGCTTGAACCCATAAGGGGTTGCTGTAGTAGCCATTATTGTGTCTCCTTAATTTATTTATTACCCTTTCCAAAAGAGGTAGTTTGACGTCCGTCTGAAAACTTAGGCATACGTGGATCGTTTTGATTCATGTAATGGTTTTCAATAGCTTCAGTCTGATTTTCAGTTCTTTGCTTATAGTAAGCATTTCTCTGATCAACCATCTCTTGTGGGGCTTTACATAGCAACAGACCACCAATTTCAACTGCATCTTTAAAAGATGAGTTAGGATCTGCTACCAACTTGATTTCTGGGTGTTCGGAATGTTTAACCGGCTCCCAGCCCTCACGCATTTTAGAGGATACATTTATGTTATCAGCTACATTTAGAAGTGAAACTCTAATCCACCTATAGGCCCATCCTGATTGTTTCTTAAAATCTGGTAACAACGACGAAGGTTCCCATTGTTTAGTTTTCAATACTTCTTCGCGAGATTCAACTTCGCGATCAGTTCTGTTGACTTTCTTCGTAGATTTAGTACGTTTTGGCTCAACATTTTTTGCTTCTTTTTTTGTAACTTTATCCATTTGCATTCTCCAATTTCATCATTTCTCGTGCATATTGTTCCGGCGTTAGCTTAAGCTTTTTAGCTAAAGCAACTTGCGTTTTCGATAAACGTATTTTCTTTGGCGCGGTAGTCCGCGTTGCTGGAGCAACTACATTTGAAGGTTTGCGTTGGCTAGGTTTATCCTGCTCCAACGTACCGTTCCCAAAATTTTCTGGGAACCGTTTTTGCATCGTTTCATCTATACGACGGTAGTAAACATCCGAAGAAGGGTCAATTCCTGACCTGACTAACTTTTCGTGCAATCCTAAAGCTAAGCTAGTCATCTCTTCATCTTTACCGAACCATTTATTTTTTGCTTGCCAATCTTGGGCTCTAGCATCAGGTACGGGTACTCTAGGTTGTAATGATTCATTTTGTACACTTTTTTCATTATCTTGTAAAGCTTTTTCCTGAGAATATCTAGGCCTTAAACTTTTAGCTTTATTTAATTTATATTGAGCTTCATTCATTTGAGCTTGCGCTTCTACAATAAGATCAGTTTCTCCTGTCTCATAAGCATCAGTATAATTACGTTTAGCTACTTCTACTTCCTTTTCAGTAGAATCTTGTATAGCTTTAATATACTCAACTTCTCCACTACTTAGAGTCTTTTTGAGGTTAGTGTTTTCCCCACTAATATTTCTAGCAAATCTTATAGCTTCTTCTTTTTCTCTTTCGGCAGATTCTTTAGCTCTTCTTTCGTCATGCCAGACTTTTTTAAGCTGCGCCATACGCTGTTTAACACGTTCTGAATACCCCTCTAAAGTATCATTTTCTATTTCTTCTACTACATTTTGAGGGAGCGGATCTCTATTCCTATCTGCTACTGGTGTATCATCTTCTTCTTCAATTAATAAGGCTTCTTGCTGAGGTTTAGAATCCTGTTCTACTCTTTCTATATTATCAGGAGGAGCAGCTTCTACATTTTCCGTCTCTTCCATTTTTACTTCTACTTCTTCCCCTTCTAATTCAGCAGGGATTTCGTTAATAATTTCATCACTCATCTCATTTCTCCTATGCGCGTTCATACCCACGAGGATCCTCTACAACAGCCTCGACAGTATCATCGTTAATAATGCGGAACTCTCGACCATGAATTTTGATACGAGTGCCCGAATATGCTCTAGTTATAACAAAATCACCTTCTTTACACCATGCTCCAGTTGGAAAACGACTCTTATCTGTATAAGCCATATCTCCCA